AGCTTTTTGCTGTTGTTGTTCTTCCTTTTGCTTTTTGTTTTCTGCACGTGCAAATGCATACAGTTCATCTGTAATCTTAACAACATCTTCAAACGTTTCAGCATTTTCCATGCGACGGATGAAAACCCGTTCTTCAGGCGTGAACTTGATAAGGATGCCAGTGGACTTGAAATAGATGTTAGCACGGTCAATGAATGCCATGCCATTGATATCTTTGTTCTGAGTACCAAAGAAATCTTTATCGTTCAGTTCTTTGTAACCAATGGAATAATTACGCTTTGAACCAGGATAACGACGTTTTTGTAACTTATCAATCCGAGCATCTTCAACGACATTAAGATAGCCCTTAATCTTAAGCAGAACATTGTCTGAGGGCTTGCGATCTTGATGATTGTTATAAGCAATATCGGCAATGGCATTAAGCCACTTATCAGCAGGACTATAAAGAGCATGGCCGACTTCATGAACGACCAGCATGTCATACAAGTCTTCCGAGATGTTTTGCCACACAGGCAGAACAAGGAGACGTTCTTTCACATCAAAACATGCAGTCTTAGCCGAAGGATTATGACGCATAGTGATATTTTCAGTAGCCAACAGTTTGGCCAACTGATTCTTTACTTCAAAAGAAATTGCTTGATTGCCTGTGTCAGACATGTGTATCTCCGTTCAACGATTTAACGCTAATATATACATGTATGTCACGAAACACAACACTTATTTTTGCATACCTGCCATGCAAATCCTGCATACCTTATGTTATTGTTTTTGTTACATTTTTCTTAGGAAGACGTTTTAGAGACATGCCGTATTCATTTACCTTGGTCATAGCCTTCAGATCCACTTCGGGTTTTAGACACAACTTATTGTCGGAATCTGTCAAGTTCAGATCACGTCGTATTTTTATTTGATCTGGGTTCAGATCACATTCACGTTTCTGGAATACAGTATAGTCAACATAATGGTGCCAGCGGCCATATCTCCATACAACTTTAGCAACATCTGGATGCATATCAACTAGCATCTGTGACTTATTGATTGTACCAGTAGCATTTAACTGTCCATCTCTCCACTTTGATTTGTCAAGATCACCTTCTTTGTGATAGAACTCTTCGGTATTACCACCCTTGACAGTTTGTGTTGCTGCTTTGCCTTGCAAGAATGCATTGAACTGGATCGTGCAATCACCATCTTTGAGTACACGGAGACAGATGTCAGTATCTTCATTGTATCTGCCACGCCAACGATGTTTGCAATCATTAGAAATCATCAAGCATGAATAAATACGTGTGTTTTTCACATATGGTGGATAGTATTGATTTGGTGCAATGAAGAACCTGTACTGAAAACCAGAGATTGGCACATTCTCAAATCGGTCAACAAAGTCTTCGGCTGCTTTGAAGATAACACCTGATTCCACACGAATGCGTTCATTTTTGTTTAACCGATAAAAATCTTGAATGTTATCATCACATACCCAATGCTTCTCTGCACCAATAGAGATGGCATGATCCCATGCATAGTTACGTGCACGACCAGGACCATCACCATGATTAGAGAATGGTGCAACAATCAATGTCACATAGTCTTTTGTACCATGTGTGATCAAAGATTCTTCGTATGAAACTTTGTCTTGTGGTTCAATGATGATATAGTGTGGAACTTTCATACGAGCCAAAGATCGTGATGTGTATGAAGTATCAGCACGACCTTTGGATACAATATAGACTGGATTCTTAGGATTTGTCATTCTTCAAGCCATCTTTTCAAACTATTTTCATCTTTGCTCAAATGTGGATACCACATACTTTTAGTTTTGTCAGTTATAGTTTGTTCGTCATCAACTTGCTTATACTTTTTGACGAACTCACGAAAGTCTTCTTCTGTTCTGAAATGCACGTAAATTGTCTTGAATGATTTCTTTTCTTCTTGAACGAACTCAGGCATGTCTACCCAAAATTTGTCAGCTTCTTTCTGTGCTGTTACTTCTGTATCATCAAACAACTTGTTTTCTTGTGTTGCTTCAACTTTTTTATTCAGAAAATTATCATATTCAGTAGTCTCTTTTACAGTCATGATACCTCACTTTGCCAATGAACTAAAGTTCTTTGTCTTCTGGAATTTATATGTTTTTTTGAATTTATCTACTAACTGATCTTGCTTGTGACTGATAACAAACACATTAGAATCACCTAACATGTTCCACATAATTTTGAGAAATTCATCGGTACCATTAGCATCTAATGAACCATCAAAGATTTCGTCAAGGATCAACAGATTGGTATTCACACTATTCTTCATCTTAGCAATTGCTCGCCATGTGAATAATAAAGCTAAATCAATACGCATCTTTTCACCTTCAGAGAAATTCTGATATGAAAATTCATCACGATACCTTGACTTGATAGTTTCCTCAAAACTTTCGTTGATGTTGAAGTTCACAAAGAATCCCATCTGTAGAAGATACTTGTTGATTAACTTGTTGATGACAGGAAGATATTGCTTGATAATCTTTGTCTTGATACCACCATCTTTGAGTAACTGGACAGCAGTGTCAATATACATCTTCTCATTCAGCAACTCTTCTTTCACAGATACAAGATTGGAAATCTCTGTCATTATTATATTATAATCTGCCTGAGAGTCAAGCAAAACCTTATCGGTATTGATACTTGATCGTTCCACTTCCAACAATGCAGTTCTCAGTGAGGAAAGTTTGTATTCTTGTACTTTGATGTCATTGGATAATTCGTTGGCTTGTTTGAATAACTTATCAATCTTTTCAATTTCAGAGATGATATCATCAATTTGTTTTGTGAGTTTAGATAGTCCATCGTCAAATTCTCCAAGTTTAGTTGTGAGTGCGGTTACCTCACTCTGCTTGAAGTCTTCGGCGATGGATTGTTTGCATGTAGGGCAGTTATTGTTGTCTTTATAGAAATCAATCTTACATTGATGAGATTGCTGATTAGCTGTGATTTGTGCTTTGAGTTTAATCAGCTTAGAGAATTTATTTTTCAGAGTCTCATGTGATTTAGTTGAGGAGAGAATTTCATCATATTTTTCCCTAAGAGTTTTAATGTCAGTCTCAACTGTCTTAATGCTTTCTTTATATTCATTTTCTTGTTCCTTTAGTTTTCTGTTTTTCTCTTCATTATTTTGTTTGAGACTAGCAATAGTCTTCTCAATAAACGTCTTCTTTTCTTCTTTACCTAAACTTTCAATTTTGTTGCGTTCAAGACTGTCTCTGTTATTTTGAAAGCGTAACTTGACGATATTATTCATAACAGAGAAGATTTGAATGTCCAGCAGATCCTCAATAACTGTTCTTCTGTCTGCTGGCGATAACTGCATAAACGGAGTAAACGATGCAGAACCAAGAATAACAATCTGTGTAAACGACTTATAGTTCATCTTGAGAATAAACTTCTCTAGATGATCTTGGTCATCTTTAGATGCTGAATCTTGGTTCAAGCACACATCATTGCAGTATATCTCAAATACGCTTGGCTTGAGCCCACGGATCACTTTATAGTTTTTATTATTAGCTAGGAACTCTATCTCAGTGACGCACCCCTTTTCGTTCACTGAGTTAACGAGTTGTGGCTTGTTGATCTTCCGAAATGGTTTGCCAAATAAAGAGAAAGTCAACGCATCTAAGATTGTTGACTTTCCTGCACCGTTCTCGCCGATGATCAGAGCATTTGCAGTATCGTTAAGGCAGATTTCGGTCCATATATTGCCGGTCGATAAGAAGTTTTTCCATCTCACTTTTTTAAATACGATCATTCGTTCTTCCCATTGTAATATTTTCAGATGCTCTAATTTCTTTGTTTCTCCATGTCCAACATTCGCCAGTGTCATTCTGAAAACAAACCCAAAGTAAATCATACTCTATACCATAATCAATTAGAAAATGTGCTAGTGCTTTTCCTTTGGGTGTGACAATAGGTAATGGTGGATCAATACGAGTTATCATATGTGTTCAACCGACAATGCTTCTGTATACACATCTCTCATAAATTTCTTCATATTATCATTATTCACAGGCAATGTCAAGCCATTAATATAGGAATCAAGAATAGTTGGTGTATCTTGTGATTCATCAACTTCACTATTTTCGTCTATTTCAATAAATGATGAAATATCTTCAATCACTGAAATATCAATAGGATTGGATTTGTATAGTTTGTCCATCAATAGATCAAAAGCATATGCGTTGTTTCTGTTGACACACAGAACCTTGACGTATGTGTCTTTATACTTAGAGTAATCTGTTCCATTGATCTTTTCAATAATGTTAGGTTCTTTCACATCATCATATGCCATCATCTTGAACATCGTATATGGATTTTGAATGAACTCAAACTCTCTGGTACTTGTATCAAAGATTGTGAAGCCACGAGGATCATTATAGTCTGACCATGTATATTCACCAAATGCACCAAGATAATGGATATTACCTTTTGATGACTTGTGATGATAGTGCCCAGAGAATACTAAATCAAACTTGGAATATACATCAACATCATCACCATGTGTTGCAATATTTCCTTTGAGTAGTTCAAATCCTTTCATCTCAAGATGACCCATCACAACTTCTGCTTTGGTACTCTTGATTAGGTCATATGTCATCTGTGCGTTTGATTGATCAATCCATGGAACAAGTAGAATATCAAGACCATCAATATTAATAACTTGTGGAAAGTTATATGTAGTTATTGCTTTGTATCTTCCTGTAACAGTCTCATCTAATGAATTTACAAAACACACATCTTTATAGTACCGGTCATGATTGCCAGCAATGATATGTGTCTCAATCTCCATACCTTCTATTGGAATCAGAAATGAATCACGACACACTTTGGATGTTAGATAATTTAAATACTTCCGACGATCAAACAAATCTCCAAGATGAATAATATGATTGACATTTTTCTCTTCAAGTACCGAAAAGAAATGTTCCATACACTTTTCAAAATAAGCATGGAACACTGGGCTGTCATTTCTGACACCATAGTGTGTATCACATATCAAAGCAATCTTTGCCATTAGCCTACCTTTTTCTTAGACTTCTTGATACCTTCAGATAAAATCAATTCGTTATCATACTTCCTCATTGCTTGCTCAATTACCATCTTGATCTCATCTAGACGCATTCTGTAGTTGCCACGCACATATACATTGTCTCTTGGATTGAGCATACCTTCAATAATCTGTTGCACTTGATATGGTACATTATTTGACTTGGTCATGATTCTCCTCATAAAATTGTTGTAGGCCTTGTTTGGCTTGTTTTCTCTTTTCTTTCTTTTCCAATTCCTTCTTCTCAAATTTGGACATGAAAGAATTGATATTATCATAGTTTTGATGTGGTTGCAAGTGGTTACCGTCACTATCTGTCAACAATGTTTTATCTGTTGTCGTAATCATTTCCTGATAATTGCTATAGATCGTATATCTATTTTTCTCTTCTTTGTTTATACGTCTAAGGAATGCATAGTAAACAATTTGAGTAAAGTATGTGAATGGATTTTGTGTAGCTGAACCACCATTGCTGTAGTTAGGATTATAGTCTTTGAAATAAAGGATGCAGTTTTCTATTCCATCTGAAATCATCTCATCACGGAATGAATAGTTGATGAAGCATGGTTTGGTAGACAGGTTCTCGGCAATCTTATAGATACACTCACCAATATAATTGGAAATGCGTGGTTCTTCTTTACCTTCTTCATGTGCTTGTTGCACTTGCTTATGATATTCCACAATTGCTGCATAAAACTTCTTATTGTCCACATACATAATCTTTTTTCGTTGTTTCATGCATTTTCCTCTTGACAAGTGCTTGCTAAGTTGGTATAAAGGCTATGTAGCCGCTTCAATGAATCTTTAGATATTGGTTAGTTGTTTAAGTATTCTGATCTGCTTCTCAATAACTTCCTTGCGATTAGGCCACTTAATCATTGGTTTATCTGGATCTTTAGATAAGTTCTCTAGCAAAGGTAAGAACATTTTTTCCAGAGCATGAAGTCTATTCTTCAAGTCTTCCACTTGTTCATTCAATTCAATATTGACTGGATTACTAAACATGATGTCATCTTCATGAGCGAATGAGAATCCAAAGTCATGTGATTCATCTGGTTCAATATAATTATTCTTTTTCATCAATGTAATCTTTTCTTATTATTCTTAATCTCATCAATCAATTTATTTACATAATTTAAATCTTCTTCAGATATATCTTCTGATGGTATTTCATCTTCATCATATTCTCCATCATCTTCCCCATAATGAAATTGTACTTCATTCATTCTTTCCAAAGAAGCATAGTAATAAGTAAGCATGTTGTCAGATGGTGGTGCTATTGTCATAACATCATTTGGATATATAACAAACTCTTGTTTATCACAAATCTTAGGAAATATCCATTGCATCAAAGAAACTGAAAGATAACCAGGTTTTTGATTAAGAGAATAAATGATTTTGAGTGGATTCATAAAAACATAATAACTACCAGCTTCACCTTCTTTAATGAATGCTATTTCGGTAACTAAGTCTTCACCAGTGTTTAATCTTACGAATTTTACTTTTGTTGGAATGTCTGTGGGCTGATGCATATTAGTTACCTTTCAAGTCTAATTTATATAGTTTGAATGAAAACTTTTCTTCAGAGTAAATTTTTATTCTTTCACCTAGATGCCTAAGGGTATAATTTTCTTTTTTATTGTGTCTCAGATCATCTGCTATATCATATAAGACTGCTGATGTTTTTGTTTCTGATGTTCTAAGTGATCTGCCTATTGATTGAAGATTTCTTATTTTAGACTTAGAAGGGCTAGCAAAAATAACATTATGTAAATTGCGAATGTTAACACCAGTTGATGTGGTTCCATAAGAAGCAACGATGATGGCATTAGTTTCTTTCTCCATTATATGACGTATCTCTTCTCTTGTTTCAACATCAGTTTTTCCATAAATGAAGAATACTTTACGGTCATTTCTATTTATGTGTTCATATAAAACTTTGCCATGCTCAATATATTGATATAGAACAAGTGTATTATCTGACAGAGATAATGCTAAGTTTGATATAAATTTGTTTCTAGCATTGTTGAATACCAGATAATTCATCTCAGCATTATAATCAAAATTCTTTGCTTCTTTGCAAGCATCATCTGGATGTTTGAGTAACAGACACTTGATTGAGAAGTCTGCTACATGCTTTTGATCCATCAATTCTTTTGTTGATATGACTTTCTTGACTGGACCAAACAATCCTTCAAGCACAAGTTTGTTTGTCTTAGTTCCATCCAATGTACCAGTTGTACCTACTCTATACTTAGCATTCACTAGAGAAGTCATAATATGAATGAGTGATTTGGCTTTGAATAGATGTGCTTCGTCACCTATGATCGCATCATACTGATGGAAATACGATGCAGGTAATTGATACAAGCTTTGCCACGTTGATATAGTGACTGGCTTATCTGACTGCTTATCCCTACCACTAAAAATAGTATGAATGCTATTAGTAGAATCGTACCCATAATCAGCAAAATCAGAATAAAGTTGACTGACAAGAGAGATGTTAGGAACAATGATAAGAATCTTTGGAACATTTATGTATCTCAGTATTAAATAGATTATTAATGATTTACCTGATGCTGTTGGTGATAACAATAATGATCTTTTATTATTTATGGCATGAATGAATGCTTCATACTGATAGTCTCTTGGCTCAAATTTGCAGTTTATAGATTTGACAAATTGCTTAGCATCACTTAGCATAAATGAATTTTCTTGAACTGTTTCATATGTGAAATCATAGTCTCTGTCTTCACAGAAAGATTTGATATATGGAACAAGGCCACGATACATCTGCTTGGTTCTTGTTTCAAACAGACGTATTTTGCCATCCCATAGTTTTGCTCTGAATTGTGGTACGAATTGATACCCGGGCACCATAAAAGTAAACGCATCTCTCAATTCATAACCAATATCATCAGAGCAATCTATGCTCACATATGCTTCATTTTTATTTTTGACAATTATACTAGCCACCAGATGTAAACCGTTCCCAGTCCATGATTGATTTCATTTGCCAAGTTCTGTTATTGATCTCTTTGAGAATCGAGGTACAAGCATCTACGATTTCTTGATGCAGAACTTTCTTGATTAAAATAGTATTTAGTTGGTCGTCAGAATCGAGGTACATAGGTATATCTGGTCGAAGTATCTTCTTTTGAAGTGGTTCAAAGCCATGTTCTTTTAAGTCTTCTGGATTGTTTAGATCACCGTTGTAATACTCAAACTTCAGACGTTTTAGTTTGGTATAATCTGCCATAAGTTTCTTGACAATCAGATTGTGATGTGTCAGAATGCTTAGATATTTTGCATGAAGTGAAGCAACTTTGGCTAATGTTCTTGCTGGTTCTGTTTCATCAATGACAGCATCTTTAGCCCATTCTTCAAGAAGATTATCAATAGTTACTGGTGGTTTCATATACAACCCT